ACTGCCGATCGCGACGGAATTATTAGAATCTATCGCGACGAAGACGAGGTCTTCTCACCTGTAGCGGTAGCTTCCTTTGCTGGCAAGCCAGTAACCAACGATCACCCACCCGAGAAGGTCAACCCACATAATTGGCGCAACTACGCCATCGGGGTCACCCTAAATCCGCGGCGTGGTGACGGCTTACTAACTAATAACGATTTTCTTTATGCGGATCTACTCATTCAAGATGAGGTCGCCATCCGCGATGTACGACAAGGAAAACGGGAGGTCAGCGCAGGCTACGACGCTGAGTACGAAGAGCTTTCCCCAGGAGAAGGAAGACAACACGGGATCATTGGAAACCATGTTGCTTTGGTAGACCGCGGTAGATGCGGACCTTCATGTCATATAGGAGACAAAGAGATGGCTGGACAAGCCCGTCGCCGCGCATCTGTCGGCGACACCCTTATTAAATCAAGTTTCGATCGTATTCTGGCGGCTCGAGGTACACCCTCGTTCGATGCAGTGCTCGTAGAAGAGCTGCAGCGCGTCGCTACGATGCTCGGCGATGTTATTTCTGGCGCAAACGAAAGCGGCGGCTTCGCTCAAGTTACCGCGCCGGTTGAGAATTATGGCGCCGAAAAAGAAAGCCCCACCAGCGATCGCTTTTCACGCGATGATATGGGTGGCGGTGGCGTACATGTCCATCTGCACGGTGCTGATGCCCCTGAGGGTGATCCTGCTGGTGGTGGTGCTAGCGCCGGTGGTGCTGGTGCTATGGCTGGTGCTGAAGGCGGTGGCGGCGATCTCGAGCAGCGGGTCAGTGCGCTTGAGCGTGCAGTCGCCATTCTTGCCCAGGGCGAGGAAGGCGAGGATCCGCAGGAAGCCCAGCAGGCTGAACAGGCGGTTGGTGCTCCTGGTGGAGAACCAACAGAGCAGAGGCCAGAGGCAGACCGCGGCATTATGCGTGACGCCAAGCGGACCCGTGCGCTCGACGACGAGCCAGCACCGCCCCCAACAGACGAGCCGAGTGACGCCTCCAGCAAAGAGAACGTCGCAATCACCGATCGTCGTCGTGTGGCGGTTGGCGACGCGGCAGCGCTGCGTGGTCCGTGGCAGGAGATGGTCTCCAAGGCCGAACTTCTGGCACCCGGCATCAAGTACCCGACGATGGATTCCAAGTTGGGTGTGACCCGCACGATGGATGCGATGTGCAAGTTCCGTCGTCGTGTACTCAATGAAGCCCTGCAGGAAGACGATACGGCTGCGGCAGTACGTCAGGTCGCTAGCGGCGGCAACGTCGCACAGATGTCGTGCGATGCGGTTTCCGCGGTGTTTAATGGTGCCGCAGAGCTAGTACGTCAGAAGCGTTCCAACCTCGCCACCTCGCATGTCGGTGACGGCGTTAATTACAGCCCGTCTATTGGGTTCAACACCGATCGCACCCTACAGGCACAGCTCCGCGCCTTGAATACCAAAAATGCGGAATTTTGGGCGAAACAGTCGGGACGTTAATTTAGAATGCCGGAAGACAACCCCGCAACGTTCGGCTCCGAGGGACTTAACCGCGTAGCCGAACCGCAGTCCGCTCCCGAAGTTAATCAGGAGGAGCGGCATACCGCCGAACTAGAGCCAGGTGGTCCGATCCAAACCCCGCCTGCACCGGAGGTACATTATGGCCACCGCCAGAATCTACCAGCCGGTCCCGCAATTCAAGAGCCTGACTCACCTGGCGTCGATTATTCAGAAATGGACGCCAGCGTGGAAAGTGCTCCTGAAGATACTGCGGCGCGGGCGCATCGCGTCGTGCATGCGCATGGCGGTGATGTAGTCCCGCCTGAATACCCCAAGGAGTCGCGCGGCCTCTACCAAGGCGACTTGCCGCAAACGGCGAGGCCCGGGCCGGAGCCAGACCGGCCACGGGCGGGACCGCCGCGGACAACCCCGCAGCGCGTTCGTCGCTTCACTGAAGATAAGTAGAAAGGAGTACTATAGTGGTCGCTTTCAGTTATCGCATGCCTGCCGGCATTCCCGGCGAGGTCAATCGTATTAATAGCGCGAAGATCGAGGCGCAGATTGTTACCCCGGCTGGTACCACTGGTGCCCCGAGCCAGTACGGCCTCGCGATGGTCGTAGATAATACTGGCGGCAACGTCGGTAATATGCGCGTTGCATCCACCGCGGATACGGCGATCTACGGCTTCTTGGTCCGCCCGTTCCCCACTGGAGCTAGCCAGGATCAGCTCGGTACATCGACGCCACCGGCCTCAGGCATCGTCGACATTCTGCGCAGTGGATACATGCTGCTCAAGCTTGGTGGCGTGACAGCCGCGGCCAAGGGCGGACAGGTGTATATCTACACCACCACGACGGATGCAAATAATCCGGTGATTGGTGGGATTGCTGCGGCGACGTCGACCAGTGCTATCGCGCTCCCGAACGCGATCTTCATGGGTCCGGCGGATACCAGCAATTTTGTTGAAATCGCTTTCAACATCTAAGCAGTAACGATCCCCAGGGGGATACAGGAGTACTTATGAGCAATCGTCTCGCCTATCGGGGATCAAGTGCATTGTCCCCGAATCTGATCCTGCCCGGCCACAGCGATCCGCGTGTGCAGGGTAACCTGATCCGCTACGATAATGGACAGGTTATCGATTGGATGAAGGGGTACAAGGAAGGTACCCAGCCCGAGCGTCGCCGTCATTTCACGACGGACTCATTTATGACGTTCGATGAATTCACCTTTACTAAGGATAGTACAGGTGCATTTTTAATTGGTGAATTGGAGAGGTTGGACCAGGAATTACATGATCCATTAGCGTCCGTTACTTGGGGCAGGGATATTGACCTAAGAGAGGATGTGACGATTGCTGATGAAGTTTCAAGCTTCACCAACAGCAGCTTTGCATCAGCTGGTGGTATCGTGCCGTCAGGTAAGGCGTGGCTCTCCAAGGACGCGAATCAGATAACTGGTATCGCTCTCGATATTGGTAAGACTACGCATCCTTTGTACCTATGGGCGCTTGAGGTGAAGTATACGCTCCCAGAATTGGCAAGTGCTCAGAAGCTGGGCCGCCCAATAGATGTACAAAAATACGATGGCCTCAAAATAAAATACCAGATGGACATCGACGAGCAGGTGTACATTGGGGACTCTACACTTGGTCAGGTCGGTTTGGCAAATGCCACGACGGCCCAGGGCTGTGCGGCAACGGATCAGCCGGTGTCCAGCACAAATGCTGCGCAGGCAGGTGCTTCCTCGCCTACCGGCAATTCAACGTCGCTGAAGTGGGTCGATAAAACCCCGGATGCGATCCTGGCCGATGTTAACTACGCACTGACGCAGTGCTGGACCAACGCTGGCTGGGCGCTGATGCCTACCGAGCTGCGGGTACCTCCCGTCGAGTTCGGTTATCTGGTCAGCCAGAAGGTCTCGAGCGCGGGAAATGTTAGTATTCTCGAGTTCCTGCGCAATAACTCGCTGAGCAACGCGGCGTACGGCAAGCCGCTGAACATCCAGCCGGTGAAGTGGCTAACAGGCCGGGGTGCGGCGTCTAGCGATCGGCTGATGGTGTACACCAAGGAGCGGAATCGCGTGCGCTTCCCGCTGGTGCCCCTGCAGCGGACCCCGCTCGAGTACCGCAACCTGTTCCAGATCGTGACCTACTACGGCCGTCTCGGCGTGGTAGAGCGGGTCTACGGTGAGAGCCTATATTATCTTGACGGAATCGGCTAACTAGCAGGGCGGAGGGGCTTCCCCTCCCACCTGACTTCCGCTATCGTCGTGCCTATGAACATCATTCCCGATGCAATCACGGAGTGCGTTGATAAACTGCGCATGAGTGAGCCCAGTATGGCGCTGCTGACGGACACGGACCGGGTACGCCTGCTTGCGTCCCTCGGTTTTGCGCTGCTACGATCGCACGTGATAGATCCGCAGGGATTGGACCTGCTGCTGAGGCTATCAGACCCTGAAGCAAGGGTCTGGCTACAAGCGGGGGAATAATAACTGAAGGACATGGATCATGAGCGTACTTCCCCTGGTTGCTGCCGCGCAGGCCGCGAAGACCGCTGCGGGTTCGGTGGCTGCTGCAATCGTAGTAGTCAATGCCAAGGCCGTTGCTGCGGTCAGCGACGCCGATGAGTCAGACTGGCTCTTGGTGGCTCAGTATCTCCGCAACTTCGGCGGCTACTTGACGTAAGCCGTGGACTGGCTGGTCGAGTTCCTTGACGTCCATGGGGACGTGATTCTAGACGAGACCTACGTCGGCATCTCGTCCGCTGCCGCTGTCTCCTCCCGCGTTACCCACCAACTGTCGACCGACTCACGGCTGGTGAATGCTGCGGGCTGGCAGGTCTACTCGATTGACATCCAAGTGGTGGGAAGATAACCTTGTGGATTGAGTGGATAACTCACAGCGCCCACTTTTCAGGCGCAAATCTCTGGGCGTAGCCTTCCGTGCAGGAGGGTTTGCCCATGGAAAAAACGACCGAAGCCCTGAAGGTACAGGCGAGCTTGGTGATCGACACATTGAATAATGTGCTCGACTCGCTAATTCCGCTTCTAGCCCTAAACCCCAAACTACTCCAGGTAGCCAAGGACACCGAGCAGGCGATCGACACGATTATGCGCTTCTACCGCGCGCTCGAGACCTGGCGCCTGCCAGAAATTCCACACGACGTACAATTCAAGCGCATGCAGCGAGCCCTGGAGCTGATCGAGCGGTTGGGGCGCACGGCAGACCAGCGCCTGAAGGATATGCGCCTCGGTGACGAGGACACAGCAGACGTTGCATGTTACGGCGCGTTTCGCCAATTGGGTGAGATCGCCAGTGACGGTCTAGGCAACGGCTGGCTAGCGAAAGAGGATGACGATGCCGACCTTCTTACATAAGTGCCATTATAGCGGCACCTCCTATGAGGAGCAGGAGCTCTTCGATCCGGGAGATCCGGTGCCCGAGAAGTTCCTGAAGAACCCTTGGGTCATGGCCCACACCGACAGCCCGATTAAAGTTCCGCCGAAAGTGGGTACGCCGGAAGATGCCCGCGCCAAGCTCGAGGAGCGCATGCACAGGGCTGAGGATGCAGCCTTCCAGCAGCGCGAAGACGCAAAGCGCGAGGAGGCGAAACAGGCTGCTGTCATGCAACAGAAGGTGCGGGCTCAGAATGAGGCGCTAGGGCTGGCCGACTACCGCCCAGGTTCCCTGCCAGCAACTCCGGCACCACCCGTTAAGGCGGCCCCACAGCCGCTCCGTCAGCCCCTCCGCGAACCACTGGGACAACGCCGTGCATCGGGTTGATTATACGGTCGCCGACCCAAAGATACGAGAGATCAAAGAAGCCGAACCGACAGCCTCCGTTGCGGACATCGGTCGGCGCTTGCGCAATAAGCAGATCAGGATCAGCAACGACTCCGTCCGCAAGCGCCTGGCCAAAATGGGCTACGAGGTCAAGCGAATTCCTGCACAGTTTCCTGCTCGTGATGCCGAGCTGGTCGAACTGGCCGGACATAGCGTTGCTAGCATTGCCGAGATCATGGGCGTGAGCAAGTCCACAGTAGGCAGGCGGGCCACTGAATTGGGTACGGGATCGAAGCCGCCCAAATCGAAGAAACCGCAGACGAAACCAGAGCCGCAACAGACCAATCACACCAGCCCGAATGGTTACCCGCGCAGAAATGGCGAAATTCCTCCATACATACGCACTCTTCCTATTCTCCCTTCCATCTCAGGCCCAAAGTTTGGTGATGCAATCTGCTACTTCGATAAAGGGGTTAATCCGATGGTTCTCGCCAGCAGTGCAGACCAATCAGGTAAACCTAGCGGAAGCGATCCATCAAGTTCTGATTGAACACCAGGATCTCTATACCCACTTCTCGCAAGAGGGGTTATCTCCAACTCTGTTTGCCCGCATGGTAGCGAACAAGCTGGACGAAATTCAGGACGACTAGTCCTGTCCGTCGTGTGAGGGTCTCGCGGCCGCACACCCGCTGACCAGTCGGTTACACTGGTTGACGTTTCCTCCCTAGTTCAAACTTGGCGGTCATGCCTTGCTTGGATTGCATGACCGCCGTTCTTTTCTGAAGCGGGGAGGAGTTCATATGCAATGGTGGACGCTTGGTTCGGTCGGGTTGCTCGCTTCTGTGCGACGCAGCTAGGCCACGCACGCTCCTTCGCTATCGGAGTTACGATAGTTATTGTCTGGGGCATCACCGGCCCGATCTTCAATTACTCCGATACCTGGCAGCTCTTGATCAATACCGGCACGACTATCGCCACGTACCTCATGATCTTCCTGCTGCAAAACACCCAAAACCGCGACACGCTCGAGATAAACTTAAAGCTGGATGAATTAATCCGGGCTAACGAGCACGCGCATAATCGCATGATACGGCTGGAAAAGCTCACCGAGCGCCAGCTGGAGCAGTTGAAGTTAGATTTCGACCAAATCTCCGACGAGAACCCCCATGCGTAATAGAGGTTGTGGCTGTCTGAGCTGCCGACAGACGCGCGACGAAACGCCAGAGGAACGCCAGGCTAAGGCGCAGGAGAAGCTCGCCGACCTAGAAGAGCTGGGGTACTTCGGCTCGGGTAGCTGTCTCTCGCGCGACAGCCTCGGGCACTACCACGTCTTTATCCCACGAGGAAATAATCATGGCGGACGACGTAAATCCCGAGCTGCGCGCTGAACTTAGTGCGGCGCTCGAAGTACTCGCACCGCAGATCCGCGGTATGCATGATCTGCTTAATGTGTCGATCTCTGACGAACTGCACGCCGAGCTTTCTGATGTGGTGCAGAAGCGTGAGAGGCGCCGTGGTCTCATCCAAGCAGTAATAAACAACTTGGATTCTACGCTCACGGCACGCACTGCGTTGGAAGAGGATGGTTACCCATCACTACCAAAAGTCACGATCGTTAATTCTCAGTTTACCGAACTGCAGGGTGAGGCAGCCGATCTGCAGGCGGCGGTTGGTGTGTTCTCGCAAGAGGCCAGCCGTTTAAGTGTCGGGCTAGGGGCTGCTGCGGATAAACCTAAGGAGTAATGTCAATGGCTACACTAACGACTGACCAATTCTATCCCTCCGTAGCGCTCTCGGCTGCTGATTCTGCTGGGGTCGCTGCCCCACTGTTCGGTGTGCCGATCTGGGCAAGTTCGGATGAGACCGTGCTGACTGTTGTGGTCGCTGCTGACGGCATGAGTGCGGCTGTACAGACGGTAGCGCCAGGCACTGGGCGGATTTCGGTTACTGCTGAAGGCGATCCGACCCCGGGTGTGGATACCCTTACCGGCGTCTCTGAGGATGTCACCGTGACCCTCGGCCCGTCGCATGAGGCGAAGGTCCTAACCCTGGCCCTCGGCGCTCCTGCCGATAAGGTCGTCACTCCGCCGCCCGGGCCGTAATTACTGAAAAAACGGGGGCAGGATGGCGAAAACCTGCCCCCAAGTGGGGGTTTTCAAGAGTACCTGCGAGCCCGGGGACCGCCCTGGCCCGCCCTGCCCTTATAACTGGACTGCCCTCCCCACGCAACAGGATTCTGATGCTTCTCGAAGCACTCGCCGTTACGAATAATCCACAAGAATTGGTGCCAGCTCCGAGCGAGCGCGACTGGATGGACCAGAACCGGCATGCCTACCGGTGTTTGCCCCTCACCATCGCCAATACGTACGGGTGGCAAGTCCTCATGCCGTGCGACGTTATAGCCGAATGGACAGGAGGTCCCGGCCTACCTGATGTCAGAATAATCAAGGGTGATCCGTTCTACCAAGCTCAAAGCAATTTTGCCACCGGCATCCTGACGCTCGACGTTTCCTACATCTTCCGCACACCGCCCGGGTACCACTTGCTGATCACCGGCCCCACCAACCAGTTCAAGGATGGTGTGGCGCCAATGACCGGCATCGTCGAGAGCGACTGGCTACCCTACACATTCACCATGAACTACAAGTTCACTCGTCCTGGTCGGGTGGCTTGGAGTGCTGGGGAGCCTTATGCGCAGATATGCGTAATCCATGCCAATGTGCAGGATAATGTACAGCCAGTCATTCGTAACATAACTGACGACCAGCAGTTTTCTGCGCAGCATAATGCTTGGCGTGAGCGTCGTACCAGGATGCGGGATCTTCTTGCACAAGGCGATCCGACTGCGATCAAAGATCCTTGGGATAAGGATTATTTCGTCGGCCGATATGCCGATGGGCAGAAGACAGATTTGGCGCATACCAACAGGGTGCGGCTGAAAGCTCCTATAGATAAACGTGGGAGCCTGGCATGATCGAGATTGCACAGTTTGCCAGTCCGGACGAATGCCGCACAGTTATTGAAGCCTATGACAGATGGTGTGCTAATGCCCATGTCTACGGTGACCCGTTCTTCGACCACCGGGTGATGTTCATCACCAGCTTTCCTGAAAGCGAAATTCAGACGCGACGAATTATGCAGAGTTGGCGCAATCGGGAGACAATCGCCGCTAGTGAAGCCGCCCGCCAACAGATGTACCCAGACACCATCCAAATAGTGCGCTGGACTACAGAGGCCATGAGTCCGCATCAGGATGATCGCCACCCAGATGGCTCCCCGAACGCGACACCGTGGCGTGAGTGGGCGGGGGTCATTTACCTTAATAGCGATTATGAAGGTGGGCGGATATATTTCCCTGAGACAAATGAATATTATCAGCCGGTGCAAGGCTCCCTTATATTGTTTCCTGCCGTAACTCGCCATGGAGTCGAGGCCACACGAGGTGGCGCACGCTACACGTCGCCCGCATGGTTTACGCGCAATCGAGCTCATCAAGATCCCTTGGTAGGAGTCGTACTTTGAAAGGTCGCTGCGATTGATGAACGATGTTCTTGTTCGCTCGGACTTTCTGTCCGCGTCGCTGTGTGACGACCTGATCTGGCCGATGAAGCTGCAGTCCGAAAGATATCTCAACAAGGTTGCCGATAATCGTATCGAGATCCCAGCATGGGAGGCGATATACCCACCGGCCTTGGCCACGTTGCGGGTGTACCGCGACGAGATGACGCAGTTGGTGCGCGGCGTCTTCCAGCAATTCGTCCATCTAGAATACTGCATACTGAAAGCCAGTTTCCCTGGCGATTTCTGTGAGCCGCATTGCGATAACTGCACGGATGAGGGTGGTCCCAACCACACACCGCACCGCTCCCACACCTGCAATCTATACCTGAACACCTGTGGTACAGATTATCAGGGTGGCGAACTGACGTTCCCCGAGCGCGGCATGACGATATCGCCGATGACCGGTACCTTGGTGGCGTTCCCCAACAGCCGGGCATTCAAACACGAAGTACCGCCAATACGCTCTGGCGTGCGGTACTCAGTCCTTGCGTGGTTCACCCAGGAGGAACATCTCCGGATGCGCGGCTTTTGAACCGTTCCTTTAGTTCCCAAGGAGTCCGATGGCCGGAAACGTTCAAACCACGCTCAACCTAACTGCGGAGGCGGATAACGTCCTGGCATCTGGACAGCCAAGTGGGGCGATCACTGCGGCCCGCCTGCGACAGTTAATGGAAGATGTCATTGTGTCGTACCTCAATCTCCCCGGGAGTGTGACGCTGGCTTCTTCGCCAAGTTACGACAATGACACCGCTGCTGGGACAGGCGGTGTGCCTGTTGGAGGCATTTATAGGAACGGCAATTTCTTGATGATCCGCCTCTCATGAAGAGATACCTGCTCTCGGCCTTCCTGTTGTTCTGCGTCCTATCGAGCGCCTATGCGCAGACCGGCGTAGGATCTGGAATAACGGTGACGTCGCCGCAGGGCAATTCGCACACGCTGAGCCAATGGATGGCGGGATGGAATGTGATCTATCCCACCAACACATCCGCCGACGTTACCACGATCAACAATGCCTTGGTTGGACGCCAGCCGGTGAAGATGGCTGCTGGCACCTGGCAGGTCTGTTCGCAAATCAATGTGCCCCCGTTTCGGATTATCGAAGGGACCAGCAATATCTCGAACCCTGGCTCAAATGGGCCACAGCAAAGCAATGGCCAGGTCATCGTTCAATGCCCCAACAATGGATCATTCTCCGCGGGTCAGGCGTTCTTCGCGCTTCAGGATAGTGACGTAATCCGCGGGCTTGATATCTGGTGTAACTTCGGCTCTAGTCCGACATTCAATAACATCAATGCGCTGAATGCAACCAGTGTCGAGATCGACCACAATAACCTATTCTGGTGCAAATACGGCGTTGACAGGTTCTCAAATGGCAGCATCGCAGGACATACGGCCGTCTTCTCACAGCTGGCACATATCCACGATAACCTGTTCTATGGCCAGACCGATCGCGGAATTCGTGGGGATTTTAGTAACGGCGGGTTTGTTTCGGATGAGGTGTACGGCCCGCACAATGACTTCGTTGTCGTTGCAAATGGTAACTCCGCCGGGTCAGCGATCTACTTAAACGGCGCAGCCTCTGTCCAGATTGTAGGCGATCGCTTCGAGGATGCCCCTTGGGGTATAGTCATTGAGAACAGCGGTGAGATTACTATCACCGGGAATATGTGCGACCAGATCGGTTGCCTTAAGCTAAACAATGTCAGTGCCTCCATCGTTGGAAACACCGGGCACGCCGTTAACTTCGGTGGTACGACCGATGTAGCCTTCCTTGGCTCTGATAATGTGCAGATGTCTGGCAATACCTGGGGCGTTGATGGTGCGCCGTTCTATACCTGTACCAGCTGCTCCCTCGGCGCCTCGTCGACCATCAACGAACGTAATGTAGCGATAACTGATACCACCAATCTGTTTGCTGATGCTTTCACGCAAAGCGTCGTGCAGCCGCACATGGGGTCGAACCTTGGGGATATAGCGAACACCGTGTCTGGTGTGTCGGCATTGTCGCAATATCCCGGTAGCCACGTATCCAGCCGCGGTTTTACCCCATCGGTGAGTTCATGCGGCAGTAGTCCCTCTGTGGCAGGTGACGACACCGCTGGCATCATCACGACGGGGACGGGAGCGCCAACAGCGTGCACCCTGACATTCGCTGTGGCCTATACCTATGCGCCGGTCTGCACGCCGAACACCAGCTCGACCTCTTCCAATGCGAGTATGGCCTCCGCCCCCAGCACGACGGCAGTTACTATAAACCTAAGCTCTGGGCTCACTAGCGGGAAGATCTACTATTATTGCATTGAGCCGTCCCCGAACCTAGACCCAGCCGGTGCTGGGCTAGCGTCGGGGTGGAGCACGACCAATGCTACACTGACAGCAGCGGCTGGCACTGACCCATTGGGCGGTGGTACAGCAGCGAAGCTCACGGTGGATGGGAATAATAATCGCCACCGGATTACTGCTACTGCAGCTGCTGGGGGATCGACCGGCGTCAACACCATGTCCGGTTATTTCCACGCAGGAACCGGCAGCTTGAACCCAGTGCTTGTCGCCTATGACCCAGGCTTCTTCACCAGTACCATCGGCGCCATCTTCAGCATAACGGATGGTTCCTTTGTTGGGCTAACACAGCACACTGGATCTGCCACGATTATCTCGACTGGTAGCCAGAGTGTGGGCAATGGTTGGTGGCGTGTGTGGGCGACATTCAATCTTGGCCTTGTGCCGGCCTTCCCAGAAGTCCAAGTGGCACAAGGCTTCAACAACTTCTTCACTGGCAATGGTACGGATAACCTGCTAGTGTGGGGAGTAGCAATTAGGCCAGGAACGCTGCCGTAAGTGCTGATCTCACATAAGCACCGGTTTGTCTTCGTCCATATTCCCAGAACCGCAGGATCATCGATTACGGAGGCCTTCACTCGAGGCGTCCAGGACATTGTGCAGATCCATGGGATCCATTCGCCCATTTCCGTTCTGAATGGGTATCACGATTATCGAGTGGTCGTCTTTGTTCGTAATCCGTGGCAGCGGGCGTTATCACTCTACGCATATCATGTGCGAAGAAGGCGACGCCCTACACCGCAAGGCTTCATCGACTTCCTCACCAACCCGCCCAAAGATGCTGAATGGATTATAGGCCAACAGCTTATGCGGCAGCAGGTGGAGTACTTCGCTGGCGATCGTCACGTGGAGCTCGGGCAATTTGAGTGGCTTGAGGAAGACTTCAAAGCCATATGCGACAAGCTCGGGCTTGGCGATCTCGACCTACAGCATCGAAACTCTGCTGCTCAGCTGTCTATGAGCGAGTACTACAACGACACCGCGCTGGCCCTGGTGGCTAAGCTGTTTCCCATGGATATTATGGCAGCGGGTGGGATCGAACCACCGGCTCAGGACTTATGAAGTCCTTGCTCTACCACTGAGCTACGCTGCCGTAACTCCTATAGGATCACCGCGCAAAAATAGACCAACCAGGCCACAGAGGCGATGATGAGTAGACCGATCAATATGTCTGTCATAGGCTGACCGCCAGGGTGAGAAGAATAGCCCCCACCAGCCAGCCACCGAACACGAAGTAGGCACCCCTTGGTGCCTTGCTGGATGGGTGGCGAAACCATCGCCACGTCTGCCGATAATCGTCCGCCATCCCTTCTAGCACCTTGGTGAGGATTGCTCTCATGTGGCTAGTTCTCGTGGTAGACAGGCGACGAGGCATTGCTTCCACACCACAGTACCACCGCCATCCTTGACGGCCTGTAGCAGCGCCTCGGTAGCGGGTAACACGATGATATCCCTGCGCCGGACATAAGTAGGACCCTCTGGTAGGGGTGGCATTGCCGTCTCTTCCTCGACGAGCTGGATGTTATAGGCCTTCAGGCTAAGCTCACAGTCATGCCTCGCCTCCTGCTCGTCTTCGCCAAAGCCATAAATAACCCAGTCAACAGCCAAAGCTGCGACATAACCTGCGAGTTTCATTCTTCGCTCTCCGTTTCCTCGTCGTTGGGGAAGCCTTCGCTTTCGGCCTGCCAAAGGTTCCGATGAACTGTCGCCTTCACGCGTAGTTCTCCCATGGTGTCTATCCACGGCAGATGTACCGGCATCTTGTGCAGTATATAATTAGTTGCTGCGTCGGCCGCCACGCCAGCAAGAAACCGGTCTACGGCTTGTGTATGGGTGAGAAGTTCTTTTGCCTCTGCATACGCCTCCATGCCCTTGGCTAGGTTGCGTTCTGCCTGGGTCTGGACGCGGTCCACCTCCGCCGAGCGGCGGTATAATTGTCTGCACTGCCACACCAGCCAGACGCACAAGGCGATGTTGATTGAGACGGCGGTATAGCCAACGGTTTCCAGCATCCGGCCATCCTACCACTGATCGGGCTCATTTTGGGAACTCTCTATCCCAGAGCTTACGCAGCCGCTCCTCAACTTCGGTTGTGATGTTGCGCTCGCCGGTCATCCAGCGTCTGAGCGTGCGATCGTTGCAGACCAGCTTCTCGCAGAACTGGGCCTGAGTGACATGCAGCTTGTCGCGCAGCTGCTGCACCATTTTGGTGAACATCCTCTTATCCATCTTACTCCTCTGCCTGCTTGCTGTGGATATCGTCCAATGAGTCCGCCAATGCGTGCAGCTTGCCTAGTCTGCTGGTGATCTCCTCGGGTGTTAGGCTATCCCTCTCAGCCACCAATTGTTCATATTGCATGACCACGACGGCTAGCTTGTCGAGTAGTTCTTCTTGCTGATCTAGCAGGTTGTTCATTTTGGCGACGAATTCTTCTGCTTCCTCCTTTTCACTCATCGGCTTTCTCTAGCTTGACTACCAAGGGCGCGTCGGTGTTTTGCTGTAGCGCGACCTCCAAGGTCTCGTTATCGAATAAATGGTCCATCGCGGTTGCTACAGCATATAATCCTGCGGCCTGAGCAAAGGCCGCGGCAAGCGCCCGGTCCTTTTTCTTAAAGGCCTTCTCGGCGTGATGTTCGAGCATGTAACGGATGCCGGCGTTGGTCCGATCCGGGCTGAACCGGAACTCCTTTAGGTCGTCGTCACTCATTTATATTGCTCCTCCGTCATTCAATGCCCGCACGTTGGGCGCCCTTAGTTATAGCTTTGGCCACCCCCGAGAGGATGAACAGAGAGAAGCACCCTGTGAGGGTGCCTACGAGCCCGAGGATGAACGCCGCGATCAGCACGGGCCCCCTCCAATTATTCAACTGCCTCGCGCTCCAAGCCCAGGGCTTTTAACAGCGCGTAGGCCGGCCCGATCACCTGGTGTTCTCCGGCAAGAACCTCGGCCACATAATTAGCCGATAACTCGTGTGATTGTGCCCAGGCAGCAGAGCCACCCGCCTGGTCGCACGCCTGCCTAAGACGGTCCAGGAGTTGTTCTCTGGTCATTATCGTCCCTCCAATTATTCGTCCGATCTGTATAGGGCCATTTGGCCCGCTCTTGTCAATGGAGAAAATAGGGCCATGCCGCTCACCTCGAAGGGGCAGAAGATCATGTCGGCCATGAGCTCTGAGTACGGTTCGGAGAAGGGCAAGCGCGTGTTCTATGCTAGCCGCAACAAGGGCCGGATCAAGGGTGTGGACGCGGCCAGAGCCCGCATGGTGGTCGATCGCCTCGCCGCGGCCTACGACGCCCGCAAGCGCAAGGCCACCGACGAGCTCCCACAAACGTACAACGCCCGTGAGGGCCTGCCTAGCACGTCCCGCTCGGTCATCCGCTCGATTGGTGAGACCCACGATAATCGTGCTGTGGTACGTGCAGTGGGCAAGCTCAGCCGACTCGCCCGCGACACGCTCCGCCGGGCCCCTCGTATGGGACGCCCCACAACAGCAGACCACACCGATGATAAAAGGCTGCCCCCGGGCTACAGCGAGACCCCCTATGGAGTCGTCCCCACCGCCAATTGGGACGCCTATAGGAAGGGCAAGCCAACCAACGACGCCAAGCGCAATATACGTGATGCCATCCGCTCCAGCCCCAAATTATCCAAGGCGTTTGACACGGTACGCCCCGGCGAACCGCTGCCCAAGCTGTGGCAGTCCGGAATCACTTGGGGTACGCGCGAGGGCGGTGCACATACTTGGCAGCCATACGACCAGACCAAAGATGCCCGCTCAGTCGTAAAAGCCTTCGCTGATAAACGCCGTGCCACCTCCCGCGATATTGATGGGGCAGAGAACACGCTGCAGATGGGTCAACCCGGCGAGACCCTGTCTGGTTGGGGTGTACCCATGGCCGGCCCAGATAAAACTCCACCCAGCTTGGTCTACTTCAAGGGCTCTGCCAAGGATGCGATCAAGCGATTCATCTCCACCAAGGATCTGGTACATCCAGATGTAGCAGCTGTCGCCAAATTAGGTGGGGGTGTCCAACCCCGTGCTGCAGCAGCCCGACCAATGGCCCAAGCAGCCCGGCCAACCCAAGGCACCGCAGGGATCCCAGGTGGTGGCCATGGTCTAGCGAAGATCGTGGAGAGCCACACCAAAGAATATCACATGCAGCCACCCCCCAAGCCACCGACAATTAATACTGCGATCCCCGGAGCAGGTGCAGGCACCAGGTAAAGAGCTTTCGAGGAGCGGGGCCGCAAAGCCCTGGAGTGTGTTCCTGTTTGAGAGCCACAAGGGGGGAGAACCTTGCTCTCATAACTCGCTGCTGGCGGCACCCCCGGTAGTGTGCAGCCTCCTCGAAAACATCCCAGCATTTAATGACCAGGTAAGGCACCATGGTTGACATTGTAACACCTGACGAAGACGCCACCTCCCAGCTAGATATTAATGCCCGATTCTTCCGCAACCAACTCCCCGAGTTCCGCGATAGCTCGATCTGGACTGATGAGGCCCTCGAACAGTGGATACAGATCGCTAATGCATCGTTAGATACAGCCAGATGGCGGCAGTATTATCGCATGGGCGTAAGTTTATTTGTAGCCCATATGTTGGCTTTAGGAAAGATGTCCGAACTGCAGGTGCAACGAGGTGGCGTGCCTGGCATGAACATGGGGCTAGTGGCATCCAAGTCAGTCAATGGGGTCAGCATCAGCTACAACAATTCCCTCGCTGTAATGCAGGGTGGTGGCCACTGGAACCTGACCAGCTACGGCCTGCGCTTCCTGTACTTCGCCCAGATGGTGGGCTCCGGCCCGGTGCAGATCGTTGGGCTGGATGCGTTTGGCACCAACGACGGCACCATGCTACGACCTTCCCCTGTTGGCCCACTGTTCCTGGGCTAGCCTGTAGGGAGAAGACACATGCCGTTTGATGCAGCTGAAATAGACGTCACCACCACCTTGCTTCTGGAGCTGCGGGGCAGGCTGACGCCTGAGAATTGGCGGCCGTATCCGTGTGAAACCCCCGAGTTCGTGAATGGTCGCGGCTGCCTGCTTCAACAGCTGTGGCACGTGCTGGGTGGAGGGGTTTATACGCGAAAGTACGGTAAGGCTCTTAGCCGGCTAAGGGATGCCGTAGGCGTGCACTACGCCAGTGATGTTGGCAAGTTCAATGATAGCCACACGTTGGAAGAGGTCCAGGCCGTCGTTGATATAGCAATAGCCGGCAAGTGAGGAAGTAATGACGATCACGGCGTTCGTGAGTTATCTTTCCTTAGGGCTTAATGCGCTCGCTATTATTATCGCATTGCTCAGGTGACGGAGGTCTATGGCCCAGCAACCTAATGGCGTCAGCGTGGTCGTGGACCTGGTGGAGGACTTCACCAAGCGTGTCGGCCAGCTGACCACCCAGAAGGTCATGGTGGGCATCCCAGCAACCGCTGCAAGCCGCTCCGGTGATCCTATTAATAATGCCACGCTGGGCTACATGCTGCACTACGGCACCTCGAAGATGCCGCCCAGGCCGTGGCTGATCCCACCGATCGCACGGATGAAGGATGAGGCTGCTGCCATGCTGCGCCAGGCAGCCGAGTTCACCATGCAGAAACGCCCAGACCTCGCGGAAAATATTCTCAACGATCTGGGCAGCAAAGCGGTGAGCAACGTCAAGGTGAATATCGTGTCTGGTGGGGAGCCGCCCTTCGAGAAGCTTGCTCAGTCAACGATAGATCGGAAGGGGAAAGGCCCCCATACTATTCTCGTCGATACGGCTCAGCTATTGAACTCGATCACCTACGTCATACGGAATAAATGAACTTCTACGAGACCTTCCTAAAAACCTCCCCAATGTTCCGGAGTACAGCGATCGTCAGCTCGCTGGACTATCTGGAGCCGCATATGCGCACCGCCCTGCAGAACCTGCTGGAGGACGCGGCCGCCCAGGGCCACCCATTATTGGTGTTCGAGACCTATCGTAGCCAAGAGCGGCAGGAGCAGTTATTCGCCCACGGTGCGACCCAGCTCAAGACGGTGGGCTGCCATCATTATGGCATTGCTGCTGACATAGTTAAGAACGTCGGTGGTCAGCCATCCTGGAAGGGCGACTTCAGCTTCATGCTGCCACTCGCCCGCAAGCATGGCCTGATATCTGGGATCGATTGGGGGCAGCCGCATAATGGACATCATCCAGGCTTCGTTGATTCTGGCCACCTGCAGCGCATTGCTGTACGCGACCAAGGTCAGCTGTTCGCTGGGACGTTCTACCCAGACGAGATCTACGATCCGTACAAGTTTATCACTTCGCCAGATCGTAGGATTGCCTGATGATACAAAGCTCTGAGCAGCTGCTGGCAAGCGGTTGGAAGCAGATCGAACCGCAGGAATGCTGCCTGTGCGGTCAGAAGCCTCCGCCCTATGAATTAACGCCACAGAACGACCCACGCCAACTGACCCTGTTCGCTGCGTTCCTATTGGCGCAACTAGAGTTAAGCTCTTCAGAAGAGCCTTGAGGGCTATTCCTCGGATGCTTGGAGCTCGGCCAATAGGTTTTCGGCCTGAAGTGGTACCGTGTAGCAACCATATGCGCGAAGATGCTCGATACAGATCTTCACCATCTCGGTCAGCTTGACGACCTTGTCCTCTGCGACTGCTGCTCTCGCCATGGCCCGCATCATGGCCCGTGCCAGTTCGATGTCCTGGTGGGCCCAAGGGATGCCGCCGCCGGGACCTTCCATTATCTTTCTCCTCTAGGTGTTGAATGGCCAAAGCACCGCCATTTTGTATTAACTGTAAGCACGCCCATCTGACTGCTAGCCCAGCAGCCTCCAAGGTGATGGCCAGTGACTACGTATGCGATGCGGTGTTTGACATAGTCACTGGCGAGCAGCTGAGCTGGAAGTGCCAGAACGCCCGTGGTGACGTGATGGTGTGTGGGCGAGACGGCAAGCTGTTCGAGCCCATCAGCGCTGAATAATACGACCTATTGCTACATCCGCCACACGGCGTGGTTCAGGCTCCTGCCCCGCTATTTCCTGCTTGAGGGTGTGAAGCTCGTGCGCCTTGGCTGCCCAGCGTTCGCGAAGCTGTACATTCTCTGCTTCCAGCACCTTGACCTTGGCTTCGGCCAGCTCCGCTCTCTGGCGCCAGAGATAAGACGTATCGCGATGGATCGCCACTGTTGTCTTTAGAATCTCGTACGCCTTCTCTGCCTCCTTGTCTACAGTGCGATATGTTTCGGTGGGCATCTGACACGCAAGCCGGTACAGGTGCGCTGTACTATATCCACAAGAGAGACACGCCGCGCCCCATGGCGCTTGTGAGCCACACTTCGGGCATATGGTGTTCATGTTTCCTCTCCGCTGAATACTGTTTCGACGATCTTGAGCCTAACATTAATCACGCATTCCTCCCATGGAGCGACCGGGTTGGTCGCTAGCCAATCATCGCGTTTCTTGGTTATCTGCGCCATCTTCGCCTCACATGCTTCGCGAGAAGTCGAAGCGAATAACGGCGTGCTGGTAGGGCTGAACAGATCGTCACCACGACTAGTGCCCATAACTACAAACATCGGCCCCCTCCTCACTTCAGTTCGATAATGAGCACTTCATGCGCATCGCCGTGATTGTCGATCTGGTGCTCGGACGCGCTGCGCCAGACCACCTCTCCCGGCCGACGCTGCAGGCTCTCGGATTTGCTGTTCGGCTCCCTGCGTACATGCTCCGCCCCGGTCAGCCAAACCAGTACACGGTCATTGCGGGAAGGCGGGCGATGTGAATCACCGGCGTCGACGCGAACACGCAAAACCCGGACCCGCTCGTTCTCAAATTCTACGCTCTGGTCGCTCATCAGCTTTCTCCTAGGGTCAAGGCCCCTAGGTTATTAGCAAGCACACACCGCTGAAGGTGTCAAATGCCTCTTGTAGATGTCACCGAGGTCCTCAGCGATCCTGACTTTGCCGAGGATTTCACCGTTATCCGCTCCACCCGCACGGTGGATCAGCACGGCCGTACGGTGGACGTGGCGGGGCAGTTCTACACGTTCGGCAGCATCCAGCCAACCAGCGGCCACACATTAATGATCCTGCCAGAGGCTGAGCGGGTCAGTTCGTTTATAACTGTGGTGACCATGTTCCCGCTCATTGCCTTGAGCGATATCACCGCACCCGACCGCATTATCTGGCACAACAAGACGTACCAGGTGAAGTTGCTGAACGACTGGACCGAGTATGGCCAGGGCTTCGTATCGGCGGTCTGTGAGTTAATCAACATGACGCCGGATCTTGGGCCCGCATCGATCGGTCGATGAGTGAGGTCTACCGCCTAATAATCGCGGCCTTCTGCATGCTGTCGGTTCTTACCATGATTGCTGTGCTCATCTCCTAGGTGCTGCAAGACATTGCTGAGCGCTGGTCCGAGGTGCTGTTCAGCATCGGCCTGATGCTGGTGATCGGCTGCGTACTTGGCCTGCTTAATAAGCGAAAGCGGCATCAATGGATTACATCCAACCAATCACCGACGTCGCGGAGGACGACGACCTAAGCGCGATCTTCCAAGCGGCCATCGTCGGCATAACAGGCCTGCATCCTGACCTCGTTCGCCCGCTCTGGCAGCCACAACCACCAACCCAACCAGAAGCTGAGATTGATTGGTGTGGCATTGGCGTCACGGTCCTCTCTGCCGTTGATTATCCCGAGTACCACCAGATCGATGAAACGACTGGCATGCAGTCACGCTATGAGCGCATCGATGTGAGGGCGATGTTCTACGGTCCGAACAGCACGCGCTACGCGGCCCGCTTCCGTGACGGTCTGTATATTTGGGATAATTATACCGTGTTGGCGTTGCAGGGCATCAAGCTACGCAGCGCTGATGATATCACCCACGTCCCAGAGTTAATGAACGCACAGTACATCGGACGCAGCGACGTGCCGTGCTCCTTCATGCGGATGATCAACCGTATCTACGACGTTCCCACAATCGGCCAGGCCAGTGTCAGTTTCATCACTGATGACGGCCTTGGTTGCACCACCACGATCTCACAATAACCCGGCCTAGGAGTACCTGAACGATGCCCGGCCTGAGCGTCAGTCAAATTGTCAATGTCACGGTCAATATGACTCCTTTGCCGGTTCCGCTGCGGAACTTCGGCGCCTTGGTTATTATCGGCCCGACTGAGGGTATAATCGATGTCGGTGAGCGGTTGCGGCCGTACACCACACTGGATTCGATCGCAGCGGACTTTGGTACCACAGTGCCGGAGTACTTAGCGGCGAACTTGTTCTTCTCCCAGGCACCGCAGCCCGGGTTCGTGTATATCGGTCGGTGGGCACAAACTGCGACGCATGGCTGGCTGCGTGGGGCGACGCTGTCGACCGCCCAACAGTCGATGACGCTATGGAACGCCATCACTGCTGGCTCTATGACGATCAGCATCGATGGTACGCCGCACACGCTGTCGAACCTCAACTTCGCCTCTGCCACCAACATGAACGGCATTGCCAGCATCATCCAGGCAGCGCTGCCTGGTGGCACGCAGGTGATCTGGGATGCCAGCAACCATCGCTTCAAAGTGCGGGGCATCGTCACCGGCATCAACGGCGCGGTGAGCTATGCCACGGCGACGGGGGGAGGCACCGACATCTCCGGCACCGCCCTCACGCCCAGGACCGGCCTGTCGTTGGCCGCAGGAGCCTCCACACCGGTCGCAGGGATCGCCGCGGAGACACCCGTGGCCTGCCTCACAGCCCTCTCACTGGCCTCCAACGACTGGTATGGCGCCATGTTCGCGCCGACGCTGTCCACCGACATCACCGACCAGCAGTACATCGACAGTGCTGCCTTGATCGAAGGCCTCAACCCGTCGCGGCTGTTCGGCATCACCACGATGTCGGCCACCGTGCCGGATATCACCAACTCCAGCGATCTGGCCAGTTCGCTCGAGGCACTGAGCTATCAGCACACCACTATCCAGTATTCCAGCTCTTCCGCCTATGCGGTTGCTGCGATGCTTGGCCGAGCGTTCACCGTCGACTTCACCGCCAACAACTCGATGATCACGCTGAAGTTCAAGCAAGAGCCAGGCGTCGTGGCGGAATTCCTCAGTGCCAGCCAAGCTGCAGCATTGAAGGCGAAGAACTGCAACGTCTTCGTCAATTATAACAACAACACGGCGATTATCCAGGAAGGCGTCATGTGTGGCGGCTTCTTCTTCGACGAGCGCCAAGGGCTGGATTGGTTGCAGAACAACGTGCAGACCACGCTGTACAACATTCTCTACACCAGCACCACCAAGATCCCGATGACCGATCCAGGCATGCATGTGCTGGTCACTGGCGTTGAAGCAGCGATGATCGATGGGATTAATAACGGGCTGATCGCACCGGGTACTTGGGCGACCAACAGCGTGTTTGGCACGCTAGTGCCTAACCAGTTCCTCGATCGCGGTTATTATGTGTTCTGCCCGCAGGTATCTTCTATCTCTGAGAGTCAACGCGCAGCACGTATCGCCCCGACCATTCAGGCCGCGGTCAAGTTGGCCGGCGCAGTGCACTTCGCCAACTGCATAGTCAATGTGAACAGATAAAAAAGCAGGCGCCCACTCCCTGAGTGCCAGCGCCTGCCACCGCTTTCGTTGACGACGAAATGGGCCAGAACACTCAGCAAGTGTCTGTCTCATGCGGCGCCGGGACCTAATCAGTCGATCGGTCCCTGTCAAGTGCGCTGCTGCCAAAACCCCACCATCAGGTCAACCAGAGGAGTGTCTCAGTGGCACAGGCCTTTACTGCATATTCGTTCCGCGACGTTAATTGCTCCATTGTGGGACCTGGCCTCGCGATCATCCTAGGGCAGGATGCTGGTGTGGGTGAAGCGGGTATCTCGGTCGAATTGATCGAGGACAAAGATACCTTGGTGATTGGTGCCGATGGTGCGCCGATGCACTCGTTGCATGCCGGCCAAGGCGGCAACTTCACCATCCGTCTGCTGAAGGTGAGTTCGCAGAACTTCCTGCTGTCAGCGGCGTACGCCTTCCAATCGGCCACCAGCGCCACGTGGGGGCTGAACACCATCGTTATCACCGACTCCAGCCGTGGTGACGTGACGACTGGGATGCAGTGTGCATTCCGCCGTCAGCCAGCCAACTCCTGGGCAAAAGACGCCAACATCGTTGAGTGGGCGTTCAATGCCGGCCGTGTGTTTGAGACCTTGGGTCCGGGCACCACGGTCGTCTAGTTCGACTAAAAGCGGGGTATTATGAGTGAGTTTGATATCGACGGTACCACGTACCGGACGAACAGGAAGCTGTCGGCTTTTGAACAGCTTCACGTAGCGCGTAGGGTAGCGCCACTTATCACTAGGTTGGTACCGTCTGCCCAATCGTCAGGGGATACCGGGCCAACCTTCCTATCGATGATGGGGCCGATCATCGATGGCTTGTCGCAGATGCCCGATGAAGATGTTAATTATATCATAAACCACTGTGCCTCGGTAGTACAAAGGGCACAGGGCGGTGGCATCTGGGCGCCGATCTGGAACGTGCCCGCTGGTCGGCTGATGTTCGAGGACCTCGACGGCATGCAGCTGCTCCGCATCGCCATTATAGTGATGCAGGAGAACCTAGCAAATTTTATGACCGCCCCAGCCTCGTTATTTCAATCACCTACCCAGACGACTTCCGTCAGCCCCGTGAACTAGTCAGCCTGCCTGACGGTGAGGACTGGCTGCTGCGGCCGGTCATTCGAGGCTTGTGTCAATACGAGTCACTGAAGAATGGGGCGTTAGATTTGGCGGATGTGGCTATCATGAATGATGCGCTGGATGCCTCCGACGAGAACGAGCGTCGGGTGCAGAAAGCCAACATGCCGGGACGCTGACGATGGCTGCTGGCCCACTCGCACTCTCCGCCGTAATTACTGCCGCCGAGGTCTTGGTCGCGGCGCTGATCCGTGTGCCGCGCTACATTAATTCCCAGCACGGCATCATTATCCCTGATTGCATCATTGAGGAAGTCAGCCGCGATACGTTGGAGATCACCGACCATCCGGTTGAACAAGGTGCGAAGATCAGCGACCACGCCTTTAATAAACCAAGGGAAGTGACGCTGCGTTGGTCGTGGTCGAATACTGGTCGCTACGACACCTTTATGCAGGACCAGTACAACATCCTAGCGGCCCTGCAGGCGACGCGGGAGCCGTTCTTTATCTACACCGGCAAAACCCGCTACCAGAATATGCTGGTGCAGTCGCTAGGCATCGTCACCGATTCCTCTTCTGAGTATGCACTCAACGCCGTCATGGTGTGCCGCGAGGTCATCATCGTCTCGACCGCCACCACACAGGTACCGCAGTCGGCGATGGTCAATCCCGCGACAACCGGTGCCAACGTTGGCCGTGGCCAGGTTGCGCTTGCAGGCCCTAACGCCTGATGCCGACCTACGAAATCCCCCTCATCGCATCGCCGCAGTCGTTCACCGTCACCTTGGTGGGGGTAACGTATAGCTTTGCCTTGAACTATCGCAAAGCAAATGCAGGGGTGTTCGGCGCACCAACCGGTGCTGACCGCGAGGTACCCGGCCTGATTATCGATACCAACATCCTGGATAATTGGGTGCTGGATATCTCGGATGCCAGCAATAATCCCCTCGCCTGCGGCATTCCATTAATCCCCGGTATCGACCTGCTTGGTCAGTATGAGTACCTAGGCTTTGGTGGGTCGCTCACTGTTGCTGTCAGCGGTGATCCAGACGGGGTGCCAGATTTCGAGGGGCTAGGCATCTCCGGCAAAATGTTCTTTACGCCGCGATGAGCGACACCGCCCGCCAATGGCTCCGAGCCTGCAGCCTTATCGTCGCTGATCAGCAAGGCA